ATTATACTGAAGTAGATGATATTGAACATCTGCAACATGAAGTAATTACTTTCTTATTATCTAAAATTCATTTATTTGACCCATCCAGGGGGGCTAAAGCATATTCCTATTTTGGAACTATTGTAAAACGTTATTTAATTTTATCAAATCAGAAGAATTATAAAAAAAGGGTTGAAAAGTCACCATACGAGAGTTTATTAGAAGACCCAAAACATTCTTACACCCCATCATCAGATGATGTTAAAGATCCACTATCAGATTTTATTGAAGAATATGTAGAGTATGTTACCGAAAATATATTTGAAATATTCCCTAAAGAAATGGACGCTAAAATAGCAGACGCCATACTAGAATTATTTCGTAAAAGGGCAAGTATAGAAATATTTAATAAAAAAGCACTTTATATCTTCATTAGAGAACAAGTAAACGTGAAAACTCCCAAAATTACCAAAATTGCAGATAAACTATATGGCATTTTTAGAGGAAATTATATATTTTATTTAGAGAATGGATATACAAATTTTTAGTTTTAATATTTATAATAAACTGAAACGTATGTATTATGTCACAATTAGATAAAGTAGTATTTGGTAAGAAAAAATTTTCGGATCTTTTAGAAGAAATTTATAATAATCAAAAGAAAAAAGAAGGCCAAATTGGTGCCTTAATTTCTGAATTGAAACCACTTATCTCCGATATAGGAGATGCAACCTTAATAGTCCCTCTTATTAAAGAGTATATGGATATTGGGGTTAAAAATGATGATTTACTTATTAGAATGACTACAATAGTTCAACGTGCTTTACAAGCCGAAGCTAGTGGTGATGATTCTTTCGGAATCTCTCAAGATGAAAAAGATCAACTCTTATCCGAAATAAATAAAATAGCTGACAAAAATAAAAAATAATGCAAGATAGATATGGCCTTTCAGCTTTAGGGGATGATATCCTAAACCCCGGAATGGGTGGTGGTGGAGGTGGTGGTGGTACTACTTTAATTCCTGTTAGGGTTGTAGACATAGTTTTAAATGATACCCACCCGAAATTTGATGAAGTTGGAGGTTGGAATGGTTTAGGTACCATATTTTATATTTCAGTCGATGCCCCAGTTTTTGGGAATCAAACATCAGAAAATAAAGCAAAACCCGCACAATCTAATATTAAACAGTTACCTCTTATAAATGAAATAGTATTTATTTTCCCATTACCAGACCCAGATAGTCAGTTAGGGGGAAGTAGTGGAAATAATTATTATTTAAATACTGTAAATGTTTGGAATAGCCAACATCATAATGCTTTACCTAATGGGTTAACATTAGAAGAAAATCAAAAAGCAGATTATACCCAAACATCAGCCGGTAATGTTAGAAGAATTGAAGATGGTAGTACTGAAATAAATTTAGGTTCTACATTTGTAGAAAGATCAAACATAAACCCATTATTACCTTTTGAAGGTGATATAATACATGAAGGTAGATGGGGTAATAGTATTAGATTTGGTTCAACAGTATCAGGTTCAACGAATGATTGGTCTGAAATTGGGGCAAATGGTGATCCAATTACTATTTTACGCAATGGTGAAGACCCAGATAACAACCCAGATGGTTGGGTTCCAGTAGTAGAAGATATAAATAAAGACTTATCATCAATTTGGATGACTTCTACACAACAAATACCAATAGAAGTAGCAAGTTCTAATTATAATTCATATGCTACTCCACCAGAAACACCTGACCAATATACAGGTACACAAGTTATAGCAAATTCAGATCGTATTTTACTTAATAGTAAAACGGATCATATCATGCTTTCTTCAGCTACATCGATTAACATGAATGCTGTAGACAGCGTGAATATAGACACTGAAGAACACATAGTAGACGCGAGTTCTATATTATTAGGTAATAAAGATGCTACTGAAGCTTTAATGTTAGGGAATAAAACAATAGATCTTATGGGTAAAATGTTAGATGAAATGATTGCAGTAAATACCCAACTAAGTGCTCTAATATCCCTACCACCAGGTGCACCTTTTGCCCCCCTAAATGCTCAAGCTGTTAAATCTCAAACATTACTAAGTAGTTATAAAGGACAATTAAACAGTTTACTTTCTAAACAAAATAAAACAATATAATGGCTGGTTTTGGAGGTATAGTAGCACTTTTAGTAAAAAACGCAGTTAAATCAGCTGTAAAATTTGAACTAGCAATAGATCCTATTATAGCTAAGTTTGAGGGTACGTGTCCCCCTAAAGCAGAGTTAGATAAAATCCTTCAACAAAAAAACCAATTATCACAAGCTACAACTCAAATTGAAACATCATTAACATCTTTAAGTAGTACAGGTAGTACTATAGATGGTATAGTAACAGGTGTAAAAATTGGAGTAGGTATACTTAAAGCATTACCAATCCCATCATCAGTACCCCCAGGTATAGGTATCCCACTTAATGTTATTAATGGGTTTTCTGACACTTTAGATACTTTAGGTGTTTTACTTAAAGAGTTTGGTGGTGTAACTTCACAAATTTCTCCATCCCTACAAATTATAACAGGTACATTATCAACGGTTAATACAAAGTTATCAACATTAGATGGGTTACTTGCAGGGTGTTTAGAAGCTGAAACCGAAGGGATGACAGATTTAGAAAAAGAAGAATTTTTTCAAAGTTTAGGTATAGACTTATCATCTCCTGATACTACAGGTGGAAGTAATAATCCTGGAAATAATGATGATGGTGGTGGTAATCCTAATGGGGGTAATGGGGGTGGGAACACTGATGTTAATGAAACCTTAGAAAGTAGATTAAGTCCTAATTCAAACAATCCTATAGTTTATAAAGGATTTACAATTATATTAGATAATGATGCTGGAAATCAGTTTTCATTTCCTAGTCGTAGAGCCATTGGTACTAATGATGGGGGTGTACGAATTGTTACTCCATTTTCATTTTCTTCATCTACCGAAGTATTAATAAATACTATTAAATTTGAAATTGATCAGTTGGGTTCATTAGAATTATCTAGATTAGCAAGAGAATCAAAAATAGAATCATTAACTATGATAGAAACTAAAGCTAAGGCTGATAGATACTATGAATCATATATAAAATATATAGAGGATGATATTGCAAGCCTTGCTATAGTATTTGGAAATTTTACTAATTTAAATTTTTTATATAACAGAGCAGTAGAAGGATATAGAGCAGTATTAGCATTAAACTCAACAGATAAAAATGCTAAATCACAATTAGTTAAACTTAAAAAATTACAAGATGATGCTAAAAGTAGGTATAAACCTGCTAATTTGGAATTTTTAGGTGGTGCACCTACTGATTCTTTGGTATCAAACTCAGGCATTTTACCTACTTTACCAGATGTAGTAGATTCACCAAATTACGAACCATTCGGTGGTCCTGGTACTGTAAGTGGGGAAGTTAGAATAATAAATGAAAACCATAATAATAAATACTATAAGTGGAGTAATTACCCAACCAAAGAATGGAAGGTAACAACCCCTTCTTTTACCCCCATTGGTAGAAAAGGAAATATAGATGGTGAATTAATAACACTTAAAAGTAAAGAAAATACTGCCGAATTCCTTACCTCATTTAAATGGGACCAAACATTATATGTGTGGAAATTTGCAAGTCAAACAGGACCACTTTAAAATAAATTAAAAAATTAATATTTATAATCAAAAATACAATGAAATCTACGGAATTAAAAAAAATGATAAAGGAAGCAGTTAAAGAAGCTATTCAAGAAGAATTAAAAGATATTCTTTTAGAAGCAGTTCGCTCTCCTAAAACCGTGGTATCAGAAAATGTTTCGATGCCCACCCCACAACTTTCATCCCAACCTACAACTAATGCCAAAGAAGAATATAAAAATATAATGGCTGAAATGATGGGTGGGGGTCAAACACATACAACAAGTTCACCCGGAAAATTCATGGCTCAAGGACCTGTAGACCCGGCAAATGGTACTTTACCTCCAGGAGAACTAGGAATGGATCAAATAATGGGTCTTTTAAATACTAAATAATGGCTCAAAGGATAGCAAATAGATTCCCAGCTGATCTTAATAAGAATCAAGCATTAGGTGTTGGTTTACCATTTAACGGTGGTGGGGATGCTGTATTTTCTCAAAACTATACTACTAAAGATCAAACTAAATCAAATCTAATAAATTTCTTCTTAACAAATAAAGGAGAACGTCCCTTTAGACCAAACTTTGGTGCTAATTTAAGAGCTGACATATTTCAAGCAGCTACTGAATCTGACTATGATCTTTTAAAAGAAAAAATATCCTTTGAAATAAGTCAAAATTTTCCAAATATAAACCTAGATGGGATTAACATATTAGGAAGTGAAGATCTTAATGCTATTACTGTAACTATATCATATAGTATAAAATCATTTGGAATAACAGATGAACTAAATTTAACATTTGAATAAATGGAAACTAGAAATATAAAATATTTAAATAAAGACTTTTCTACACTAAACCAACAATTGGTTGAGTATGCTAGAACTTATTACCCTAATACTTACACAGATTTTACCCCATCATCACCTGGTATGATGTTTATGGAGATGGCGGCATATGTAGGTGATGTTCTTTCATTTTATTTAGATAACCAAATCCAGGAAAATTTTATGCAATTTGCTCGTCAAGAGAATAACTTGTATAATTTAGCTTATATGATGGGTTACAAACCTAAAGTAACTAATGTTGCTTCTGTAGATATTGAATTTTATCAACAAGTACCATCTATATTAAGTGGATCAGTATATATTCCAGATTTTTCATATGCTGTTCAATTACCAGCAGGTGCTCAAGTAGGTTCAGAATTACAAACAATTTCCTCATTTTTAATAAATACTGATGTAGATTTTAGTTTCTCTAGTTCATCAGATCCCACGGATGTTACAGTTTATAGTGTTAGCGGAAATACACCAGAATATTTTCTTTTAAAGAAAACTAGAAGTGGGGTATCTGCAACAACAACATCTAAAGATTTTACATTTGGCTCACCACAACAGTTCCAAACTATAGAAATTAATGATAGTAATATTGTTGGTATTTTAGATTGTATAGATTCTGATGGGAATGTTTGGTATGAAGTAGACTATTTAGCACAAGATGTTGTGTTTGACCCTATTAGAAATACTAATACAAATGATCCAAATTTTTCAGATGATTCAACAGACGCACCATATTTACTTAGATTAAAACAAGCAGATAGAAGATTTGCAACACGTTTTTTAAGTCCTACAACTCTACAGTTACAATTTGGTTCTGGAGTTGTTGCTAATAATGATGAAGTAATTGTACCTAACCCTGATAATGTAGGTTTAGGTTTACCATTTGAACAAAATAAATTAACAACTTCTTTCTCACCATCTAACTTTATCTTTACAGATAGTTATGGTGTATCTCCCTCAAATACAACTTTAACTGTTAGATATTTAACAGGCGGGGGTGTTGGAGCTAATATTCAATCTAATGTAATTAACCAATTACAATCCGAAGCATTTTCATTTGTCAACCCTAACTTAAATGCAGTTACGGCTCAATATGTTTTTGACTCAATCCAAATTAATAATCCAATAGCCGCAAGTGGTGGGGGAGATGGAGATTCTACTGAAGAGATTAGACAAAACGCAATG